AACTGTTGGCCTTTCGACCACGCTGACAACGTACCCAGTTGGGATGACTGCCAGCACACTCATGATTAGCTGCTCGATATTGTCGAGCGATGCTGGGTTGCTGTTATAAGCAACCGCGACTGAAATTGTAAAATTGATTTTGACGTGTAACGTACTTTTGCTGATTGTCTCAAGCTCAAGATAAGGCGTATCCGGTACGACAACCACGGCAGGCGGGATAATTGTTTCGGGTACGTAGCTGTACACGTTGCCTGCAACAGATGCTAAGGCAGTGGCCAGTGGTGTCCGTACCTGACTTAAAATAGTGGATGCTGGCATTTACTGGCACACTGTCTCAACGTCAAGATACGGCATAAGCAAAGTTGACACGCGGTTGGTCAAGCTGCGACCCATGCGGTAAGGCGTAGCGGTAAAATCTAAGCCCTCAATTTGTCCACCAGCTGCAACGCGTGATTGAAATACTTCAACGGATACGGCAAGGATGGCTGACTCAATGGCATCATTGCCTGTGTAGATATTGACAGCTGAATAACCGGAAAGTGTTGCAGTGCCGCTTGGAATTATCTCGCGCAAAGTGACGTCGGCATTTGTCCTAGCTGCCGTAAAATAATATGCACCAGCGGTCACGACTGTGACTGTCGCGCTAAAAGGTGCTGGAAGTCCAGCCACAATGATTGACTGACCCGCGACAAAATGATGCTCGCGCTCGGTGTAATAATAGGCTTCGTTGTTATTTAGCTTGTAGGCATTGACGGCTGATGTATTTGCCACAAGCATCGGCAAAATTACGGCTTCTGCCGTGTTAATTATTTCGTTTAAATAAGCGTCATCGTATAAGGCAATACTCACGCCCAACACCTGACGCAGCTGGGCGGCAGTCACAATGTTGGGCATGAGTATTCCTTTCGTTCGACTCGGCTGACACGGGAGCGCGCCAGCCGATGATTAATGTGGCTTACGCCTTGTTATTCTTGAAAGCTCCGGCCGCAATCTTTGTTGCCGCTGCTCCAAATGAATAGACTCCAACTGTGATTGAACCATCCGCAGTTGATTCAGCGCGTAGCTGATACTGGGTTGACTCGTACCATGTGTAAGCATCAGGGTTGACGATAAGGATAGTTCCATCCCCGTCGCCGCCATTTGTTGGGTCAACGTAAAGGTTAAGTCCTGCAACGTTGCCAAGAAGTGATGTTGGGACTACTGCGCCACCAGCATTTGAAGGCTGTGAAGCTGTGTAGATAGGACGTCCTGCATCATTTAGACCCATGATGTTTGACCACTGTCCAGTTGAAACAATCATGTTTCGTGCAAATGGGTTAGGCAATCCTGCTGTTGAGCCATAGACGCTAGCTGCGCCACGTGCTGTAATTCCAAGTAGCTCTGCGGCTGTTGGATATGTTGCAACTGTTGTTGCATCGGTTGTCGCAGCTGAAATAAGGATGCCGTTAACGTATGAGTTCTGCGCCTTAGCCATGGCCGCAACCATATTTCTAAGAAGCTCATCATAAAAGACGGGGCTAGTCCTTGTGAATAGCTCCACGGAAAATTTCTGCTGGCCAGCAAACTTTTTTACGTCAACTGAAACAAACGCTGCGTTTTGGTCTGTTTCTGAAAACGCTGCATCTTCAGCTGTAACTGCAACTGTTGGCGCAACTGTAATTTTGGGAATTTCAAATGTCATACCAGCATCAGGCAATGTGCCACGGCTGATTGCATCGATGGATGGACGGATTGTTGTAGAAAGTCCGTTAATGACTTCTGCAAGCTGACGTGTTGGTACAAGACCAGCATTGTCGGTTGTGTTGTCAGCTGCTAAGACATACTGACGGGCATCTTCGTTTCCTAGTGCAGCCTGTACCTTGTTTTCAAGATACTTTGCTGCGGTCATTTCGATGCGTGGTTTTGTTGTAAATCTGCCAACTGCTGTAGCAGATGCGGTTACTGACTGTGCGGCTTCGACCGACTCGACGGCTTCCGCGGTTGTGACGGCGTTATCCACTTCGTCTCCTTCTGTTGTTGGTTGGGTATCTGCATCCTCTGTTGTGGATTCAGAATCTTCGTTTTCTTCGCCTTCTGTGGCGGCTACTGACTCGACACGTGCGCTGCGGATTGCTGGCTCACTTGTCAATGCGACGGCTGTAAGTTCACCCTTTAGGATGCGTACTGTTCCATCCTTAAGTGTTTCATATTCGTCAAATGAAACTTCTACGCTGAATCCATCGCGCAAACCTTCGGCAGCTTCTACAAGCGCGTCATTGCCAGCACTTGTTTGAGCGATTTTAAAGGTAGCTGTGATTTCTGTGTCCGTCTGCTCCATGCTTAAGGTTTTGCCAATTCTGCGTGTGCGGTCATGCTCAAGATTAAGCAAAACTGGCTGGGCTTCAATTGAGTTGGTTGCAAACTGAACTTTGCCAATTGATGCGTTACCAGTTTCCTCAAATGACACGATGCGACCAGTGATTGTCCGGCTATCGGAATCGGTTGCCGTAATTGTCATGGGTGTGATTACTTTTTTCATAGCAGCATATCTTCTTCCTCGCGTATTTCATCGACTGACATTGCGCCAACTCGATTTAAGATTTCATACACTTGCGCGCGCTCGTAAGGGTTGCCACGCAAGAAATCATCAAGGTCAAACTTAACTTCTTGGCCAGCTGGGACAAAATCCGCAAAAGATAGACGCTGTTCAATCTGCGACATGTAATTTCTAAAGGCAAAATCTACAAGGTCGCGCCTCTTGTCCAAGGCGTTGCTGTAAGTAAATGTGGACTGTTGTGCATCAACAAAATATGCAGGCAAGCCACATGCACGGGCTAATTCCAACGCCACATAATTGCGCGCTTCGTTTAGCTGGATGCTTTTTGGGTCATAGCCCAGGGTTTCCATAGTGACGTCAGCATTTAAAAATGCAGTTGATTTATTTTGTCGTGCTGTACGCCATGAAGATAACAATTTTGCAACGCGGTCAGCCGGTAGCGATGTACCATTTGACTTCAAAACCATTTGCGGAATTGGCTCATTTGCAAAGTTCATTGCGCTACGTTCAAGTGCAGCTGCGGCCTTAATTGTGCGGCCTGCGCGATTTAATAGACCTTCGCCATCGCCCTGAAAAACAACAAGATTGTTTGGGTCAACAAAACTGCCATCGATTTGATACGCAACAATTTCAAATCCCATGCCATCGGTTTGAATAGTAACGCGCTCCGGCGCAATTCTTTCCATTGCTCGGATTCTTCCGGTGTCTGCATAACGCTCGTTGACGTATGCATACGCGCTTGGGTGAAGAATCAAATCTGAAATCAACCATGACCAAAACACACTTCCGGCGATGCGTGGGTCGGGCTGATTGATAACGCGTGGAGCTTGTACTTTTTCACCAGTTGCCACATTGCGCACGTGCATAGGCAATGAGGCAATTGTTTGGATGATTCCAATTGAACGTGAAACCGCTGGAATGCTCACTGCTTCCGCGCGTGTAGCTTGTGTAATACCCGCAAAGAAAAATGGTGATGTCTCACTGTAATAAGGCGCGATGCTTGCTGCATCAACCTCAAGTACAGGCTTAGATGCCTCTACTTTTGGAAATAGCACATTGATTAGACCCATGCCGTAATTTTAGGCTGGCTATAGCACTCAACCCACCATGATGTCTAGGTCTGTCTCTGGGCGTGTCGCAAAGTGTGTTACTAATGCCGTGGCCACGCTAGCCGCCACTGCCGTCGATGACGCGCGCCTACCTATAACCCAACCGCCATCGCCTCGACGTAGCTGCACGGCTGAAAGCATTTGGGCTGTCAATTCAGGATTTGGCTTGTACCGCAGCCGACCGCTGTTAATCGCGCCCAGCATTTCATCACAAGCTTGTGGGTAGGCGGCGTCCATGTCAAAAGTCGGGATGCCAGCTGGTGCAAGGCGGGACGCAACCGCGCCACTGGTACGACGGCTGTAAAGGACATGCTCAATCGGATATTTGCGGGCATATACGGCCAAGTCATTTGCAATGGCCTTGTCATCAAGTTGCAGCGGGTTTTCCCATGTGTGCAGTAGCTTCACCCCAAAGGTTTCGTTTCCTAGCTTCTGCGCGCCAACAAGTGCCGCAAATTTTCTGTCCGGACTTAAATCAACGCCAAGCCACGTAAGCTCATCCTCTTTTAAA